AAATCGTACTAAATAAAGACTCTGTCTTATCTCTTATGCAAGAAATTTATAATGAACTTGTAGAACAGAGAGCAACTGCGATAAGAATTCAAAATAAAATGTTAGCCATGTTAAAGGACCCTGAAGATATGACTGTTATAGGTCCTGTTATTAAAGAACAACAAAAAATAGTAAACGACACCATAGAGAAAAAATTATCATTATCTAAATTACAATCTAGTATATGGGAAAAATCTAACAATCAAACATCTGAAGAATTTAGTTTGTCCGATATTGATGATGATACACTACAAACCTTAATACAGCAAGATTTAGGAAACGATGATAAGAACGATGGGTATAAATTAGAGTAAAAATAGCCATTATGTCAATAGAAGAAGGGTTTAAGAAAATCGGAAGTAAAGTTGACGCATATAAGTCGACTATTCAAACTACGGTAAATGAAAAAAGTATAAAAAAAATTGCTAATGGTGATAACTTATCCCAAACAAAAAGTAAGGCGTTAAAACAATTAAACGCTATGGGTGATATCAAACAAAGAGGTCAACAACAAGTTATGACCGCGTTTGATGAATTAGCCAACCTATTTAAAAAATCTGTACCTAACGGAAAAAATACAGGTTCATCCACTATTGATTTTCTTATAAAACAGGTATTACTTGCAAGTGAAAATACCAAAAGTAGAATGGGTGAAATTGTAACTGATGAAGTTTTAAAAGTCGCTGGTTGTTCCGAAGAACAAACATTTAATACTCAACCCATATATATAAATGTTTCAGATGTCGATTTACGAGAACTATTAAAAAATAGTCCCAATGATAACCCATGGAATTTAAGATATGAAAAACAAGACATAACTGTTGGTTCTCAACCATTTTCAATGGATAAAGAATTATATAATAGGTTACAAAATGAAGGTACCTCATTTAATAATGAATATGGTACAGACTATGTTGGTTCATCGGGAGCAGGTTTATTTGATATAAAATATGTAACAAGTTACAATGACCCAGTTACAGGTGCACCAATATTTGGTGATTTTTACGAGGTAACACTTCAAAATAGACCTACAGGTAATAGGTTAGGTGATTTTTTAAGAGATTACTATGGGTCTATTGAATTAATAAATTTCAATATGGTCTCCGTTGAAATTATGAATATGTTAACTAATATCATTGATATTTCAGGTGGATTATCTATAGGACAAAAAGAATCTCAAAGTAAATTTGCAATTATACTACAAAGAATATTAGGTCTTTGTTTTGATAATACTAAAGAAATTGATGTACAGGGTACCTCTAAACTAAGTCAATTAGATAATATTGACCAATCATTTTTTGAAATGTCTCCTTTAGATTTGAAAAATATTGAGGAAGAAGTAAATAATATGATAGACGGTGTTACTGAATTTACTGATTGTAATAATTTAAAATTACCAGTAAACGTTCAATCATTGTTAGATGGTATGAATAATTTAGTCAACGATGATAAAGGAAACCCTGAACAAAATGTCGATAACCTTATGAAGTTAGTTGATGATATGGCTAAGGACCAAGATTGGAAACTTAACATACCTTCTGATATCAATTTAAACTTGAATGTCGCAATAAATAATGATTTTTTAAAGATAATACCTAAAGCGGTTATGTTTTCAATACTAAGACCTAAAACTATTTTAGGGATGTATATAGTCATAAAAGCAATTAGACCTAATTTTTCCACAATTTTAGGATTAGATAATTTAGAATCATTTGTTAAAACATTTGGTAAATTTATTGTAAATATGTTAAGTAAAATCGCAGCCATATTTGTTGAAGAATTATTTAAATTATTAAAAAAGAACTTAAGATTATTAGTAGAAACTTTATTAGTTGAAATAGTAAAGGAAGCTAAAGACAAAAGAGCCGCGATGATATCATCAATTATTTTTATATTAATTCAAATAGTACAAGGGTTTATAGATTATCGAGAATGTAAAAGTTTAGTTGATGAGATACTTAAATTACTTAATTTAGGTGCCGCGGCGATAGGTGTTTCAATACCATCGTTCGCACTAGCAGCTAGTTCATTGTTAGGTGGATTTTCACCTACAAGAGCAATGGCGGAAGTAACTGAAAGACTTCAGTCTATAGGGATTCCGACTGGAGACCTACCGAGTGGAGCGGTTAATATAGCGATGCCTGCGATGTTCCAACAAATAAAAGGTACCTATCAAGAACAGTTAGCAAATGGTAAAGTTGAGGTGTTTATACCTCCTTTAGCGGTTCCACCTGTAGTTGCCGGGTCAACCGCACCATCTAAAGCCTCAGGAAAATCATTTTAAAATGGACGAAAATAAAATTAAACAGATAATATTAGATTATAAGATAAGACCCAACAAAGATTTGATTGAGGTTATGGATTTCCTTCAAAATGATTATGAGGAAACAAAGAAGAATATTGTTAAATTAACTCATCATTTAGATAGTAGTGAATTAATTTATAATAAAATATTAGCGGAATATAAAGAAAGGACTAAATAATGGATAAATCTAATATACCATATAACAATAGATTAATATATATTGGTGAATGTATAGATAGTAATGACCCAATGGGTTTAGGTCGTATTCGTGCAGTATTAAAAACTGAAAACACAACAGATAGGGAAAAAAGTGTTAATGACGCCATCGGTGTTGTAGAACCATGGTCATCTAAAGACCCATTTGTTGTAAGACCTTTACTACCGGTTTTTATTAATACCTCACCAAAAGAAACTGAATATGTACATTTAATTTATTCTAATGCTGATGACAAATCAAATAGAGATAAGTTCTATATTGGGGGAGTATTTTCTTCACTTACAAATATTAATCAAGAACCGTATAATTCAGCGGTTAGTTTAAGTAATTTAGGTAGTAGAAATACCCCACCTAAAAAATTACGTAACCCTGAAACAGGTGTTGAATTCGATAAAAAAAATGAAGGAGTTTATTCTTTACCTCAAGATGTGTCTATCGATGGTAGAGGTAGTGCCGATATAATTGTTAAAAATGATACCGTATTATTAAGAGCAGGTAAATTTAACGGTGAACCCACACCTAATGTGTATCCTATAGCGAATGATAATAGGTCTTTTTTACAACTTACTAAGTATAATAAAAAAACAGTATACGGTACACCTGAACAACTATATAAATTTAACTATAAACATAAACCTGTTAAATTATTAGTTGAATATAATGTTATAAATCCTGATAATAACTCTAACGCATATACGGGAGGAATTTATATTTATACTTTAACTCCCAATGAAAAGACAGGTACACAAAATTTAGACTTAACTTCAAATGTTGAAAATGAAAAGAACCTTTTTCAAAAATTCGATTTCTTAGGTTTGACTGTTGCCGAATTAACTTCTTTAGTTAATAAAATATTAGAGGGTATTACTGAAGAAATGATACCTAACTTATCCGATATAACTTCATCAGTTACACCTTTAGGTCCTTTTAAATTACCTGGTGGTAGAAAACAAGTTTTTCCTTTTTATTTTAGACCACAACCTAGTTTATATAATAAATTAAAAAGTGAAACATCACAAACTAATGAAAAACTATTTGTGGCTAACTTAATGACAGGTATTAAACTTGTTCAAACGGACTTAACTGCTGGATACGGTTTAGTATACGACCAATCAAAAAGACCTGACGTACCTTTTACTCCTGAAAAAGAGACTGTTATACCTGAAAACGAAATTTTATTAAACAATACTGCCTCTATATTAGGTGGTGATTATTTATATTTCTTATCTCATAAATCGAGTAAAAAAAGTACGGGTAAAATAGATTTATCTGATACTATATACGGTATTAATGAATTTACATTATCTGACCAAATAGAACCTAAAACGTCTTCAATAGTCAGAGGGGAAGAATTAGTAGAACTTTTAAATTTATTAGTTCAGTTTGTGATTGGTCACGTTCACCCTTATCATGGTATGGTTCCAGATTCAACTTCAGTAAATGGAGTTACCGCAGACAAATTATTAGAAGAACTCAGAAATGCAAATGAAAAGATACTAAATAAGTATATTCGTATAAACTAAGTATTTATATTAAAAAGAGTTTATGTCATTTTATAAATCATACTTTTCTAGAAACAATACAATAGTACTTAATTCCTTTGCCAATACAGGAAGAAATCCTATTACTGAATTATTTTTCGGGGGTGTAGATAATATTACATCACCTAAAGGATTCAGTAGATTTTTATTTGACATAGAATTATCAGGTTTAACCAGTAAACTTGACACTGGAAAAATATCAACAGGATGTACTCCGACTATGAAACATACTTTACGTATGACTAACACATCTTCTTTTGATAAAGAATTATTAAATACTGAATGGTCGAATGGTAGAAGAAGAGCAAGTTCATTTGATTTAGTTTTATTTAGAATTCCTAAAGTATCAGGTAGTACAGGTAGTAGTCAATTATGGGATGAAGGTGTAGGTTACGATTATTATGATTTTAATGAACTACCAACGGACAAAGCTTATTCTACTCGTCCAACAAATTGGTACGAATCTCAAACAATATCTAATTGGTCAACACCTGGAGTTTATGACAATGAAAATAATAATCCTATTTCAGGTTTAAATTTTTCAGGTTTAACTATTGTAGATACACAACATTTTGAGTTTGGAGATGAAGACATTAGTTTTGATATGACTAATGAAATAAATGATATCTTAACCGGAGCAACAACAGGTGTATCTGGTTGGGGTGTGGCGTTTTATCCGAGTGTTGAAAACATAACAGGTTTAACTGAAAATTATTCTGTAGGGTTTTTTACTCGTCACACTCAAACATTTTATGAGCCGTACTTAGAAACGGAATATCATGATTTAATTCAAGACGATAGAAACATATTTTATGCAACTAAAAATAACAAACTATATCTTTATAGTTATGTATTTGGTAATCCTCAAAATTTTGATGAATTACCAACGGTAGATATAAAAGATGAATCAGGAGGTATCTATTATTTAGATTTACCGACATGTCAAATTGCCGATGGTGTTTATGAAGTTCAAGTATCAGGTTTAACTCCTACATCAATACCTTGTATGTATTATGATGAATGGAAAAATTTAAAAGTTAACGGTGTTAGTTTACCTAATATTACTAATGAATTTGTGGTCAATGAACTATCAGATTATTATCAAATAGGTACAACAACTAACGAACCTTCTATATATGGATTTGATTTTTATGGAATTAAACAAGACGAGAAAATTTTAGGTAATGATACTAGAAAAGTTAATGTCATTATAAAGAAGGCTTACACAACTAACGAAGTATTAAGTAAAGTAGACGCATATTATAGGGTTTATGTTAGAGAAGGAAAAACTGAAGTACAAGTACAAGATTGGACTAAGATTAATCGAACTCCAGATAGTCACTATTTTATATTCTACACTGATGATAAAATACCTAATGAATATTTTATAGATATAAAGGTGATTACTGATAGAGAAGTTAATACTTATAAAAGAGAACTTAAATTCCAAATAGTCAATAGAAAATGAGAAAGGTAAGAATTACAGAGAACGAACTTATAGAAATTATCACTAGAGTGATAAGTGAAAAGAAAAAATCCAAAAAGAAAAAAAAGAAGAAGAAAAAAAACACAACACTTTGTGCTCGTGGTAAAAACGCAGCCAAAGCAAAATATGATGTTTACCCTTCCGCATACGCTAATGGTTATGCAGTACAAGTATGTAAAGGTAAGATGCCGGGTTTAGATGGTAAAAAAAGATGTTCAGGAAAATATTGTTCGGGTAAAAAATAATTGTTATATTTGTAGTATAATTAATAAAAAAAATGTATCGAAATACCACTTACCAGTTAGTAAAGTCTACAAGTTCGAAAGAAAAAGTTGTAATGGAAACTGAAGCATCTTGTATTGAAAAGGCTATTGATTATTTTTATTTATGTGAACCTAAAGCATATTCTAACCCGAAGTATCTAATCAGAATTAAAAAAAATACATTTAAGGATTTAGCGAGAGCTTGGGATTAACTCGTCTTAGAGATTACCCACTTATAACCGATATCACCACCTTTCAAAAGCCATTGTACATACTCTAAGTCTTTATAAGGTTTACCCTTATAATCTTCATTAAGAGTTACATTATTTTTTTTACTATCAAAAAATTTCTTAGACTTAATTAATTCATTTTTATGTATAATACCGTTTTCGATAATCTTATGTGTCGATTTACTAAAAATACCACCTCTTTTAGAGTACGATAACCCCTTTTTCATCTGATTAATCACAGGTTTAGGTACTCTTATATAATCATTATCTTCTATAATAACAATTTTAAGGTCACCAGACCCTTTAATTACTCTGTGGTAACTCTCTTTACTAATAAAGTATTTTTGTCCAACCTGAAGGTCCTGAGGTAGTTCTTCATCCATTTGTAGTTTCCAACCGTCACTTGATTCTACAAATATTATACGGTCGTACTCATCTTTGTGCCATTTTAACTCTTCAGAGTTAACTGACTCATTAAAAACTCTACGTTTTTTATTATGTGATAGTTGTGTGTCTGAATATAACATTACCAAAATCTACCTGAGACATTTTTACCAAAATCTTTATGTGCTCTACACGCCCAATATCCAGCTTTAGTTTTGTCTTTTTTCTTAGCACACTGATGTCTAGCCGCAAATGATTTACGAGCACCGGGGTCGTTCCATTTAGCAGTCATAACAGGTGACCCATAAGAGACTTTTATAACTTTACCTGTTTTAGGGTTTTTAACATAAACATACCATTTTTTAGGTCCTCCCGATTTAGGTTTATTTAAACTAACCTTTTTACCCTTATATTCTGCCTCATTTAATGTCTTTAAACTTTTACCAAGTTTTTCTAACTCGGATAAAACACTATTAGATAAATCTCCAACAAGTTTTTCAATAGTGTCTTTAGCTTTTTCAGCTTTTTGAGATAAGGTATTAGGTGTTTTATTATCTCTTAAATCCATAAAATACATTTTCACTTCTTTAAGTGCCCCTATCATATCGATATCTTTATTACTATCTTCCCAATACTGCTGAGATAATTGCATCGCATAACCCAATAAAATATTGTAATTTAAATCACTATCAGTATTTTCATTGACTTCATTGGCGTATGTCCCGTCCCAACTAAATGATTGTTCATTTACCATAGGAAAATCAAGAGGTAATCTTTCACCTTTATATATAAAGAACTTTCCTCTATCAGATTCTAATAATTCTATCTCTTCCTCACTCCAATCAGTATACCCTTGATTATATAATTTACGAGCTTCGTTAATTACATCAAAATATTTAGGACTACCGTATCTAAAAACGTTTTCAGTTAATGAAATTTTATTATCAAAATGGTACTGTAACTCTTCCGATATTACTTGTTTTTTTACAACATAATTACGTAAAACATTTTCGATTAATTCAATTTCTTCTTCCCCATCAATAGGTTCACTTAGTTGCAATGGTGATTGAATGTCATCAATATTTTTAGATTTTAATGGTGGGTCCAATAAAAATCTCTGATTAATCCAATTTCTTAATTCATTCTCTACGAAATATTCAGGTACAGGTTCATCGTCAGGTTTTTCTGATGCGAGTTCAGAGATATAATAAGCGAACTTTAATTTACTTTTACTATTCATTAAACTCATTAAACCATCACTAACAAAAAATATTTTACTAAACGGGTCGGTAGGGTTTATATTACCCTCTGCCAATTCAAGTACCCTTAAAATAGATTTTGCCCACCAAGATTTGTAAGAACTAGTTTGTTTTAATAAGGGTCCCAATACTTTATTGGCTGACCTCATAGCTGAAGCTATAAATTCACCGATGGCAACTTGTGGTATAAACCATGGTAGGAGGCGAAGAAATGCCTTTACACTACCTTCACCCACGTTTTTAAACAGTCTCTTACTCATCGCAGCATCCACAATACTTCTTAACTGTCCAAAAGTAATAGGTCCTTGTGCTTTACAAAACTTTTCAGAATCACATATACTTTTAACTGCTACGTCAGATACATTAATATCTGCCATTTCATCCTCTAAGACTAATTTAATTAATTTGTCTATTGATTCATTTTTCTTTTTATAATTTTTCACTTTAATTCTTGTAGGTTTTTGACCTTTGCCTGTTTGAGTGTCTTTTTTCTCTTTTTCCCTTTTTCTACGACAAGCAGAATCCTTTTCTTTTTGTGTCATCTTACCTGCAACACCGGCACCTCTACAAACAGGATACGCACCTTTATCCGCATCACTACGTCCACATGGGGGGTGTCCTCCACCTTTTTTCTTCTTACAAATATTAACCCATGGACCTTTTGGTTGAGATGAACCTTTCTTCTTTTTTTTCTTTCCAAACCATACGGCTAAATCTTCTGATAAAATATATTCACTCATGCTTGATTATTCCTATAATTTTATTATCTATTATATAAATATAACAAGAAATAAACTTATTACATTAATAAAAAAACAAAATGGCTAGAGCTAAAAAAACAACGTCTGACGAGACAAAGAAAACAACACCAAGAAAAACTAGAACAAAGAAAACTGAAACAAAACCTGTAGAGGATAAGGTTAATGAGGTTTTAGAAGAAAATGGTACTGAACAACAAGTAGAGGAACAACCAAAACCTATTGGTACTCTCTTTGATACAATCAATTATACACAGCTTCAAGATTTGGACAAATTTGTTCAAAATCTAAACGCAGACCAATCATTGTACTGTGTAGTACATGCTGCTAAATCTGCACATAAAAGAGGTGCGTTCAGTATTGAAGAGTCTGAAGTGATTTCAAGAGCAATTAGAGTTTTAACTACTCCACCTGAGGAAAAAGATAATTCTGTTCCTGAACCTGAAGTTCATAAAGCTTAAATTAATTTATTAAAAAGGGACATTGTCCCTTTTTTTATGCAAAAAAAACAGATTATGACTAAAAGTGAAATGAGTACTAAAATTGTGGAAAATGAAATGATTATGATAAAGGCACGTAATAAAGGTCATAGACCAAATGATGCTGATGAGTTTCAACCTCTAAGAGTTGAGAATGAGATTTTAAGATGTTTGTATTTTGGTGAAGACTCACCTCATTGTCGTAGAAAATATACCAAAAAAAAAGGGGACCAATAAGGTCCCCTTTTATATTCATATTAAGATATATTATCTTAAAGAGTTCAAGTCGAACGTTCTAACACCATCAACAACGATTCTACCATAGAAACGGTTATTAACCATCTTCTTAGCGTATCTAGTCATGATACCCTTGATAGGTGTGAAGTTGAATGGGTTATACATTGTAGGTGTCAACTGTAATGGTACATACGGTGCGTAAACGTACCCTGTATCCAATAAAGAAGAACCTTTGTGTCCCATCAATACAGTGTTAGGTGGGAAGTAAGGGTCTCTATATACTTGGTATCTACCAGATAATGTACCTACTCTCTCAATACCCATATTGTATTGGTCTTGGTCAGGAGCTGCATTTGAAACGTGGAAGTACTCCAAGTCATCAAAGATTGCTGAAATTTCCGAAGAAACTACAATCCAGTTAGCTCCACCTCTTAATGTTGATTTGTGGATTTGAGCTGAGATTTGGTTAATCGCAGTGATTAACGTTTGGTTCCAGTCTTTTTGGTTATAATTAACTGAACCATTAGACACTCTCTTCCATCCGTTGTAATCCCAACGTAATGTCCAAGCCGCACCTTTTCTCAAGTCTCTTAAGATTTCACGGTCAATTTCAGCCGCCACTTGCTCTGATAATAAAGCTGTTAATTCAGCTTCAGCATCAATGTTGTGGAACGCCGAAACGTCTTGTGCTAATTCTGGAGACCACTGAGCTCTTAATTTTCTTTCTGTAACCGATACAGTAACTGCATCAAGGTCGAAAGAAACTTCACCGATTTGGTCTTCGAATTCTAAATCTTTATATATTCTATATGTCGCGTTAAATGCTGGATTAGCTCCGAATGTTGTACCTGTGTAACCGTCTATAGACGCTCCTGCAACTGCTGGAGTTGAAGTGTCAACAGCTAAGTAGATTACACCGTCTGCAGTACAGATGTCGTCATATCTTCCACCTGGGAAAGTTGTAGGTTGCTCATAACCGTACTGTACGATACCTTTACCATACTTCTGAGTAACAACGTTAAAGTTGTAGTAAGTACCACCACTACTTACAACTAACGATGATAAGAACTCTTCAGTATCTTGTTCGTTACCGTTAGGTCCGATTAATTTACCTTGACCTGCAGATGAGAAACCTGATAAAGCAACAAGTACTTGTCTTACGTTACCTGCAGAGTAAGCTGTACCAACATTTGTTGATAAAGCAGAACCACTCCATACTACGTTTGTTAAAGCCGCAGTAACTGCTGAGTATGCTCCTTTAGAGTAATCGAATAAACCTGCTGGGTCTGAGTTAGGTACTTCACCTTCGTAGAATCTATCATAAAGGTTTTTACCTGAACCATAACCATCGTTAAGAGTTTGACCTGTTGCGTTAGGTGCTCCAAACGGTGCCCAGTGATTATTCAAAGCATCTGCTTGTCTGTTTTGAATTTTAGGTACAAAGTAGAATAATTTACCGATTGGTAAGTTCATCGCTTGTACTGAAACGATATCATTAGCTAATAATTTAGAGAATACTCTTCTAATGATAGGGAAGACAACTGTCTCAAATGAACCTGAGTTATCTGATGCAGATGCTTCGTTAATTAAGTGAGAAGCTTGGTTTTCATATAATTGTGCCATGTTCTCTTTTACGTGACCTTTAAGACCCTCTAAGAATCCTAATTTGTCCCATTTGTTGATTGTGTCTTCTTTAATAACTTTAAGGTGTTTTAACCCAATGTTACCAACAAGACCTGATTCTAATAATGCTCCCATTTTAGTATTGTTTTTTAAGTAATTTTATTTTTGAAGTTTACCCATTAAATCCTTCATTCTCATAAATTGAGGATTTTCATAAGTTTTACTTTCGATAAGATTTGTTGCAGAACCTTTAGATGGAGACTTTTGTACCTTAGCTGAAACTGATTCAGTCACTACTGAAGAATTCTCTTTAGATTCTAAGTTCTCTTTAACTATCTTATAAAGACCTTTTGATTCTTTGATTGTATCTGCAGAATCGAAACGTCTTAAAATGTTTATTTTCTCTTGTTTTGTTGTCGAATGCTCAGTGAACAGTCGAGTTGCATATGCTAGATTTGAATTGAAAACCGCAACCTCATTAAGTTTTTCTTTAAAGATGTTAAGTGCCTTACGGTACTCTTCATTCTTTTCTCTTAATTGTCTTACTTCTTTCTCAAGTGATTCATTGTATCTTGCCTTGTTAGGAATAGAATGTGGTTTTGGTAAACCTTTAGACTTTTCAGATGAAGCTTTAGAACCAACAGCATGACTTCTTATCATACCTTCTTTAGCTTCTTCATAGTCCGCTTCGTGGTCACCTTGGTCTCCATGAGACTCACCATCCTTACCGTGGTAATTAGGGTCAGTATCTTTGAAGTTCTTATAGTCACTACGAGTTTTAGATTGGTCACCTTTTTTAGCACCACCTTCATTAGTCTCTTCATAATCCTTGTGGGATTTTGAATCGTCTCCTTTCTTACCTCCATACTCTTCATAATGTTCGTCCTTGTGATGTCTTTCAGCATCGTAATGAGCATCTTTCTTCAACTTCTCAATTTGTGAGTAGTCGTCCTCAGCTGCATCACCAAAATAATTTCCGTCATCTTCTCCAATTTCGATTTCATAAACGACTTCGTCACCTTCATTAGTTTCGTAGTCTTTATGAGATTTAGAGTCATCACCTTTCTTACCTCCGTATTCTTCATTTGATTCTTCATAATCCTTGTGAGATTTTGAATCGTCTCCTTTCTTACCTCCGTATTCTTCGTTTGATTCTTCATAATCCTTATGAGATTTAGAGTCGTCACCTTTTTTGCCTCCGAACTCCTCCATTTGAATTTGATATTCAACGTCAGCTTCCTCATCTTTTAAGTGAATCTCATCACCGTCTTGTGTTACCACAATACCGTCTTCTTCACCCATAGCTTTGAAAACTTTAAGGATTTCTTCGTCAGATGCCCCTGTTAAGTCAAGCGGTAAAAGAATTTCTTCTTCATCGTCAACTTCTAAATCATCACCTGGTAAATCCATCATAAGCATTTCATCAGAGTCAATTTCAATGTCGTCTTCATCCTCATCGGAATCATCCTCCATATCATCTTCGTCTTCTACCTCCATGTCGTCTTCGATGTCAAGTTCTTCTTGTTCTTTTGTTTCGTGTTTCATAGATTCCTCCATTTCTTCACCTTCTTCCATTTTTTCACCTTCCATTGCTTCGACTGACACTTCGTCTTCAATCTCCTCTTCAGATAGAGATTCTTTTACTAATTCACTGATTTCTTCCTTCATAGTAGAAGCAAGTATTCCTTTTGCATTCTCCGTAACGGCTTCCTCCAAATTTTTCATTTGTAGTAGCGCTTCTTCAACTAAGTTTTGTTTTTTGTCTGCCATTTTAGTTATTTTTTTGCAAAATGTTTATTTATAGTTTTTATTATAAATATGTAGGAATTAAAAAAAATGCCTTTTATAAAACATTAAGCAAAAAAAAATCGGGTATTACCCGATTTCATTTTTTATAATATGTAGATTTAATCTTACTCGATTACTTCGTCAATTTTACTTTCGACACATGCAGATATTCTCCAATCGTGAGTAAAACCTTCAAAAGCTTTAGTAACCTTTGCTTCAACATCGGTCACATTAATACCTTTTACTAATTTTTCTTCTCTGATTTTTTTAATCTTACCTGAATGCTCATCTGGCATATCATACTGAATTTTTGCTACAAAATACTTTTCGTCCATTTTATTATTTTTTTATTAGTTTAAATTAATATCCTAAATAATCGGTTAATTTTTTCATTAAGTCAATAGATTTGTCTAATCCTTTTGTTGGTTCAGTAACACTACTTCTTTGTTTTGTTTCCTCTTCAATATTTTCATCATATTTCATTCTATCATCTTGGTTAAGGAATAAGTACGCTCCTGGTGTTGAAGGGGATGATACTAAATCAAAACATATTAATTCAAAATCATCTTGTACTTCGTTTCTTTCTGCTTTTTTAACTAATGAACCCACACCACGAGATGATACCCCCATAGTTACACCT